AACTGTTAAATGGGATGGAGCGGCAGCAGAGAAAAATGTTTTTGATAAATACACTGACGATAAAGGGAATATTGGTGCAGAAGCTAAAAAAGCTTTCTTTTGGGTAAATACATCTAAACCTAACGAAAAAGGAAGTTACAAATTATGTTTTGCAGATATTGTTGGAGACAAGTTAACAGCTATTCCAGCAGGAATACAAGCGGCTGCAAATGCCATAAGAGGGGCAAGAAATCCTGTAGATATTCCAGCAGAAGGCAAAAAGGCAGTTGCTAAAAAAATAAATGTATATTTGAAAGCCTTAAAATACGCGGAAATAAAAGATGAAGAGATAAAAGAAGATTCTACAGAATTAGAACATAAAGAGAACACGCAGCAGCTAGAAGGAAAAGCTTTAGGATTTGCTGATTTATTGAAAGTGCAACAGGCTAATGAAATGAGATGGCAGTTACAAGACGCTTTAAATACTTCCTTTAGACAACTTATGAATGACGATGACATGACTATAGAGGATAAATTAGCTCAACTTGAAAGTAATGTAGATGATTTTGCAGCAGCTTACAAAGAAGCTATGAAATTAGTATTACAAGCTAGTGCAAATAATAATGTGGCTAAAAAGCAGATTCAAGAAGTACTGGAAATTAAACAAATTGAAATTGAGACTAAGGCAGGAAAGAAAATAAGTAAGGCTAATACAGATAAGATTAAGAAAGCTATGGACAATATATCTGATACTTTAACAGCATTAAAAGAAATGGTAGATATGCCAGAGGGCGAAGAAGAAACTGAAGATGACAAAACCTGTAATAAAGAACCTACAAAATCTACGATAAGTACATCATCTAATAGCCAAAATAATACAAATAAGCAAAAAAAATCAAATGATGTTACAATGGAGCTAAAGAGCGAGGAAATCGCAATGCTTGAACAGATAAACAGTCTATTTAACAAAAAGGAGGCATAAAAAATGGAAACAGAAAACAAAAACACTCAACCAACAGATGTAAAAACTTTGATTGAAAACATAGAAAAAGGTGTTAAAGAATCTGGCGCTAAGTTTGAAACTTTTGATAAAGACATGAAAGAATTAAAAAACAGAATGGATGAATTTGAACTTAAAGATCAGAGAATAAATACTTCTCCTAAAATTGAAGTGAAGGACAACCATTTTGAAGGACAAAAACA